CGTTTTCAAATTGAGGGCGGTGAAATAAAAATACTCAACGATGATGAAATCATCGCTAGAGTACCCGACCCAGAAGCAATTCTGCACCAACTTTAACATGAGGAAAGACCCATGCCAAAACATAAATTAAACTTAAACCCTGCTGAAGAACTTGTACCCATTGACGATTCAGGTCCCGAAGTAGATGTAGAACTATCAGAAGATGCAGTTCCTTCTTTTGAGGCTGTAATTCCTTCAAAGCCTATTTTGGAAACTGCACCGGAAGCAGAAGTAGAAGAAGAAAAAGTAGATGAGCACGAAGAATATAGCAAAAATGTAAAAAAACGAATTGACAAATTAACAGGAAGATTACGCGAAGCGGAACGAAGAGAACACACAGCAACTCAATATGCGCAAAATGTGTATAAAGAAAACGCAACACTAAAACAGCAAAAACAAAACATAGACGGTAATTATATTATTGCAGAAGCCAATAGAATTACTGCTGAGACTGAAACAACAAAAGGACTGTTAAAAGAAGCGAACGAAGAACAAAACACAGAGAAACAAGCAGAAGCACAGCAAAAACTAGCTGCTTTAGCAGTTGAGGCCCAACGCGTACAGGCACTCAATCAAACTAGAGCGGTCCAAGAGCAACAGCTTTCTGCACCTCAACAGTACACACAACAACAACAAACCCGTCCAGCGCCCCCTGATCCTAAAGCAGAAGCCTGGGCAGAAGACAATTCTTGGTTTGGAGAAGATCGAGCTATGACCATGACTTCGTTTGTAATTCATCAAGATTTATTAAATGAAGGATTTGACGCCACTAGCAAGGAGTATTATAGTGAGATAGATAAAAGAATTCGTGATGAATTTCCTCATCGTTTTGATGGGGGAGCTAATCAGGCAAATCGTCCCGTTCAAGCGGTAGCTCCTGCGAAACGCAGTGCTAAAGTTGGGCGCAGAACTGTGAGACTCACACCTTCACAGGTAGCAATAGCTAATAAATTGGGTGTGCCTTTAGATGAATACGCGAAATATGTTGAATAACGTGGAGACAACAATGGCAGAAAAAAATAAAGTCGACGCAAGTCGCAAACCACGCGAAGCTCAGACTCGTGAGAAAAAAGCTACGAGAAAACCCTGGGCACCGCCATCCGCTTTGGATGCACCGAACCCTCCCGAAGGACACGTTCACCGTTGGATCAGAATGGAAGTCAGAGGCTTTGACGATCGTAAGAATGTCATGGCTAAGCTTCGTGAAGGATGGGAGCCTGTGAAAGCAGACGAATATCCTGATTTTGACACGCCAATAGTGGAGGAAGGAAAATTCGAGGGAGTAATTGGAGTCGGAGGACTGATTTTATGTCGGATTCCGATCGAAACTGTACAGGAAAGAAACGCCTTTTTCACTGCAAAGGAACAAGGGCAGATGGAAGCTGTAGATAACGATTTGATGAAAGATGGAAATCATCCTAGCATGTCAATTAGTAAACCTAATAGACAATCTCGCGTAACAATTGGCGGAACTCAAGGTTCATCGAACTAAGAGTTCTTTAATATTAATTCTTGAGAACAGAGGAAAGTTTAAATGGCAAATGTAGATAAAGCCTTCGGGCTTAGACCCTACAAGGGTGCCGGGTGGCCTGTTCAGCAAGCAGCTAAATATTTAATCAACCCTTCCGGATACGGTACAAGTATCTATCAAGGGGACATGACTATATTCGCAAGTGGATATATCAACACAGCAGCAGCTAGTTCTGCTAATATTGTTGGTGTGCTTTCACATGTGTATTATGTTGCTTCTGACGGAACTCCTACCTTTAAGAATTACTATCCAGCCAGCACGACGGCACTTGGAAGTGGTGATATAGAAGCATATATCTATGATGACCCTAACCAATTGTTTGTTGTTCAGGCGGACGGTGCTTCAGCCATTACATGTATGGGCAGAAATGCTGATACTGATGGCATAGGTGGTAGTACAACGACCGGCGTTGCGACACGCGAACTCGACTCTAGCACAATAAACACAACGCAAGCACTTCAGCTTAAAATCGTTGGTGTTGTTCAAGATGACGTTAATGGTGACCTCACAGCTAATAATGCAAACTTAATCGTTCTGATTAATGAGCATTACATGCGAGGTGCCGTTGCAGGTACTTAGGAGTAGTTTAAATGGCAATTAGTAGAGGACAATTGGTTAAAGAACTGCTTCCAGGCCTGAACGCATTATTCGGACTTGAGTACGATAGATATGACAAAGAACATGAAGAAATTTATGATATTGAGTCAAGTGATCGTGCTTTTGAAGAAGAAGTAATGTTGACAGGTTTCGACACCGCACCTGTTAAGTCAGAAGGAGCAGGAGTGGCTTTTGATCAAGCGCAAGAAGCGTTTACATCAAGATACACTCACGAAACGATCGCACTGGCGTTTTCAATTACCGAGGAAGCCGTTGAGGATAACTTGTATGACAGACTGTCAGCAAGATATACTCGCGCGCTAGCTCGTAGTATGGCAAATACCAAGCAAGTTAAGTCAGCTTCTGTGTTGAATAGGGCGTTCAATTCAAGTTATCCAGGCGGCGATACGAAAGAACTTTGCGCAACAGACCATCCAACTGTGGGTGGAGCTAATCTGCGTAATGAGCTTTCAACATCAGCTGACCTAAGTGAAACTTCATTAGAACAAGCACTAATCGACATTGCAGCTTTTACTGACGAGCGTGGTTTGAAAGTAGCGCTTCAAGGAATGAAATTGATTATTCCTAAAGAACTACAATTCACTGCCGACAGGTTGTTGGAATCACCAGGTCGTGTGGCTACGGCGGATAATGACATTAATGCTGTTAAGAACATGGGCATGGTCCCAGAAGGCTATACAGTAAATCATTATCTAACAGACACAGATGCGTGGTTCATAAAGACTGATTGTCCGAACGGATTCAAAATGTTTGATCGTTCACCAATCAGAACTTCTATGGAAGCTGATTTTGACACTGGCAATGTGCGTTATAAGGCTAGAGAAAGATACTCGTTCGGATGGTCTGACCCCCGAACAGTATTCGGTAGTCCTGGAGCATAACCTTTAATGGAACCTATGATGCGGGGGTTTCTTACTCAACCCGCATCAACCTTAAGTTTTTCTTTATCTTTATCTTTTTTCCAAGTAATATATTCTTTACATCTAGGTAAAACTTGTCCTATAGACTGACCTAGCAGACAAGCCAAGACGATAGGACTTATTTCCAACGGAGGAAATTATGGCAAAAACAACCTTTGCGGGACCGATAAGGTCTCTTGCTGGTCTTATTAATGCGGGCTACAGTTCCGTTGTTAGTCTAACAGCAAACACAACTATAACGGTGACTTCTCATGCCGGTAGAGTATTGTTATGTAATGATGCGGACGGTGTATTTACACTTCCCAGCATTGTTGTAACAGAACCTACTGACAAAGGAGATCCAAGCCAATTATGTAATCTGGGTGCCCAATTTACTTTTGTTGTTGTAACAGCAGCAACAGATATGGACATCACAACTGATGGCACTGACAAATTTGTTGGTGGTGCTTACACAGGTATTGATGACAGTGCAGGAGGTAAAACTTTTATCTCTGGTGCATCTAATGACACCTTTACTCAAAACGGTACCACTCAAGGCGGATTAGCAGGAAGCATTGTAGTAATTACTGCAATTGCAAGTGCTAAATACCATGTTGCAGCACAGTTATTAGGTTCAGGAACTTTAGTAACACCATTTGCTGACGCTTAATAGGGGGTAAATTATGGCTGATACAGTCACAGGACCAACTATTCAGTACGACTACGATAAGAAACTGGTCACATATTGTTCGGTTTATTCAGACGGAAGCGGCAGTAGCACTACTTTAGTAGATGTCTCTGCTTTAAGTCAGTCCGCTAATAAAGAGACCTGTACCCATGTAGCTTTGAACAAGATATGGTACAGCATTGGAGGAGGAACGGACGCGCCAGCATCTCTTGATTGGGACGCAACAACTGACGTTACTTTTCTGACTTTAGCTTACGATAATATGTTTGATTTCAGTTCTATTGGAGGACTGGTTAATACAGAAGCATCTGGTTATACAGGAGACGTTCTTTTAGTAGTTCCATCAACGGCGGACGCTGGAAACGAATATACTGTATGGTGTGAGTTCTTAAAATATTACGAAGCACCCAATAACTAGGAGTAAACAATGCCTGGACTAACAAACAGAAGAAGAGCAATACAGGAAGGAATAAATTGGGCTAAGTCCAAAGCTAAA